GTTGTGCTGATCCTGAAACAGCATCTCGGCGTTGTAGTACGTCGCGTCGATCACCCCCTGAATGTCGGAGTTGTAGTCGAGCCGCATCGCTTCTGTGATCGAAGCGTCCTGCATCACACCCGGCGCGAGGATGTCGCCCTGACCAGCACTGTAAACCGCGCCGACCGTCAGGTCTTGCGAGGCTGCAAGCTGGTCAAGGATTGTCTGCGCTGACCCCTGTAGATTGGTTATCGTCGGATCGGCGTGAGCGGCGGAAACGCTCAGAGAGAGTAGGGCCACTGTTTTCTTGAGCAACGACATCGGGCAGTTCCTCTCCGATCATCAGGAATGTGTCCCAAAAGGACTGATCTTGCGCGTAGCCTACCACATAAACATGGGGATTGTCACGCATGGCCAGATATCCCTCGCGGCCCACCAGCAGCTTGCCCGTCTCAATCGAATAGATCGGGCATGGCGTAGATGCCAAGGCCATCGCCTTGTAGACGTTGGCGTTGTCGCACATGACCGAGATGCCGCTGACTTGCAGCCCTAGACCGCCAGCTTCCTGTGGGGTGCCGAGCAGGCGGGCGTCCTTGCGGCGGTTGCACTCCTCATCTTGCTCCATGCTGCCCTCGGCGCGGCCAAAGATGCTGATCTGGAAAGCCTGCTGCTTCGGGATCAAACAGCTATCATTGCCGCCGCCGCCCATGACTGTCGGCGCTGCCGCTGTCGGCACGGGCGTGCTGAATGGAGCAGACCCAGCACCGTTGTAGTTGGTGGTGCTGTCGTTGTTGTTGGAGCCGATGGTCGAGTTGGTGTTGCCGCTGTTGGTGTTCAGGTCGCCCGTGACTTGGGCGGTGGCGGTGGCTGTCAGTAGACAGAGCAGAGCGCACCCATAACGTCCCGCGTATCGCCAGAGCATAGCAGTTCGTTGGCCGCGTCTCCGTGCGCCATGTAGTACAGGGTCTCTGCGTTCTGGCGGATTTCGCACTGGCGGTCACCTTTCGGGCAGGCCGTCGTGTAGGCCACGGACGATACAGTAACAGGGCCGCATCCGGCGACCAAGAGGACAAGGATCAGTCTCATTTTACCACCTTCCCATGTAGCTGCCCCAGAAGTATAGGCCCACGCCTGAGAGTGCTATAGCCACCAAGATTATGCCAGACCACAGCAAGAATTCAACGATCCCCTCAATGATCTCGCGGCGACGATAGACCTGTTCGCGCTGTTGCTCTCGCACCCGGCGCTCAATTGCCTGAAACTCCAACCACGCGTCGTTCCCGTACTGGTAGCTAATTAGCTGGCGCAACTCTTTGCGCTGCTGTTCGCACTGCTTTTGCGCGGCAAAGATGTCGATGGCACTCTTTTGATTACCGCCGCCAAACAGCGTTTGGAACACGCCCGGCGGCTCGTTGGCTTTCTCAGCCGCGTAGGCAATGTCAGAGACGGCCTTTCCCCATTCGGATAGCTGAGAAGCCATGTCTTGGATTTCACGACCAGCCGCAATGCCTTGCTTCAGCAGGCTGAACGCCTTGCTTCCAATGCTAACAGCCATGCCAATGGAAACTGGGTCGAACATCACAAACTCCAGAACGGCGGGCAGGGATAAAGCGGATGAACCGCCAAGGCCACGTCGGCACTATATCTGCAAATCTTGACGAACACACTAAAGCCGTCGATCCATAGGTGGTTGTAGCCAACCCAGACCAATGGCAGTGTCACTTCGCTAAACTTCGCATCAGTTCGTCGATCTTCTTGTCGAGGTTGTCCAGCCGCGAGATGACCCGGTTCATGTCGGTGTGCATGTCGGCCCGCGTAACGTAGTCACGCGCTACTTCCTCGCGTGTGCGGTTCAGTAGGATTTGCAGGCGCTTCACTTCCTCGACATGGTTTTTCAGCACCCAACCGATCAGGCCGAGTGCGCCGCTAAGAACGAAGTTCCAGAGCATCTCGGGCGTCATATCAGCAAGCCATCAACACGCACGGGACAGCGTAGGAGCCATCTGCGTAGGTGTGAGAGACATGGGTTGACGTGACCTTGGCGATGGTCTTGGAGCGCACGATGTCGTCGCCTTGGGGTTTGGCCGTGCCGTCGCCTGCGGACATCAGGAGATCACCGCGCTGGACAGTGACGCCTGCGCCAATGCGGATCACCATGTCGCCCGTCATGGCAAGCAGGATGTCGTTGTAGCCATCGTCGGTGCTGTCCCAAGTTACGAACACCCCGGCCACATCAGGATCACCTTCGACCGCGCTGACCTGAACGCAGTTAAGCTGTTCGTTGTCCTCGTTGTCCCAGTTCGACATCTGGTCAAGGTTTGACATGACCGTGCCTTTGAGGAGTTCAGGACGCGAGTTGTCAGGGAATTGCGCCCAGCGGGACAAGTGACCACCGTTGTAGCTGACGGTTGTGCCTGATACGGAGATGGTGCCTTCTTCAACGCCAGCCTGACGGAGAGAAATGATTGTGCCGTCGTTGGTTTGACGCATAGCAACAATTGCAAAGTTGCCAGACCGAGCAAAAGTGCCAGTTCCAGACGTTGCTACTGAAAAGCCTGTGTCGGTACTACTTGTCGTGCTGAGTGAGGTCGCCCCTACAAGAAAGCCGCCGCCTTCATCGATACGGGCGCGTTCTGAAGCCGATCCACCAACCCCAGTGCCGAAAGTAAGAACAGCCGCGCCCGTGTTGGACCCCAACGTGCCAATGTAGGCGTGTACGCCGGGGGCGTCAGTGTCTGAAGTGTACCACTCAATAGCACCCGTTGACTGGCCTGAGATTAGGGTGGGGTCGCTGTCACTAAAGCGCAAGCGGTTAGTTGCGGCAAGAATACCAAGACCAGCGTTGCCACCTGCGAGTTCAAGCATGGCCCCCGGCGAACTCGTCCCAATCCCCACGTTGCCTGATGCGTCGATACGCATACGTTCAGCAGACGATCCACCAACCCCGGTGCCGAAAGTAAGTGCAGCAGCACCTGTGTTGGACCCTAACGTGCCAATGTAGGCATGAACGCCGGGGCTGTCCGTGTCCGAAGTGTACCACTCAACCGAACCAGTTGTCTGGTCTGCGATTAGCGTAGGGTCGGTGTCAGTAAAACGAAGGCGATTAGTTGCGGCGAGAATACCAAGACCAGCATTACCACTTGTAAGATCAAGCATGGCCCCCGGCGAACTCGTCCCAATCCCCACGTTGCCCGCCGTAAACGATGGCGAACCAGTGGTTTGGTCAATCACCATCAGATCAAGCCAAGCACTGTTCGCTTCATTCCGAATGTGCAGGATATTGGTGTCCGTCTCATACCAAAGCTGGTTGGCATAAGTCGTGGTTGGCGCTGTGTCAGCAGATGACAACGATGCCAAAGCCTGAAGCGCGCTGTTCAAATCAGAGCGGAAAGACGGGAAGCCCTGATTGGCGATGTTGAAGTCATTTTGGCTCATGTCAATTCCTTGCCGTAGCCTTTGGCGACATAGTCAAATGTCGCTGGGTTGCTGCTTACAGATGCACCTGTATAGGTCGTGATCGTAAAGCCCGATCTGCTCTTCCCAGAAATAACATAGCGATCACCGTTTGCCAACGATGCTGCGATGCCGATGGCGGGCGAGACCTTAAAAGCAGAGGGGAAGGTGACCGCGTATGTCCCTGTATAGGTGATGTCGCTGGCGCTCTCGACGCGATCCGGCATGTCAACGGTGGCCGTCAGGTCGCGGACCGCAGGCGCATTGTTGGCATCGCTCGTTTCAAGGATCGCACGGAACCTGATAGCCCGTGCCGAGATGTCGCCGACAATAAAGTCCCGCCAATCCGACCAGGTGGGCGAACCAGCCGGATCATCGTCGGTAAAGCTGACCTGCGTGCGGGCAGAGATCGTGTCGAACTGAGATGGATCGCCGTCGAAGTCGCCTTCGCGGGCGTCGAAGTCTCCATCAGCCGAATCAAACGTGTCGGCATAATCCAGAAAATCGATGTCCAGAGCGGCGCTGACGCGGCTGACATATTTGTCGCCCAGATCAACATAATTGTCGAACTGATAGGTTCCCGACGAGACGATCTGACCCGTCAAACCGCCGCCGTCGAATAAGCCAATCTTATCGTCGAAATCACCAGAAAGGCTGTCGAAGAGAGTTGACGTGTCTAGGGTCAAATAGCTTCCAGCGTCATCGCTCAGAACGACGACGTTGGATTTCGACCCAGCAAATGTCGGGTCTTGCTGGAGCGTCTCCACGACGTTCAGTGCGTCGATGTCTGCCACATTCGTATCGACAACAATGCTGGCGGGCAGGAGGCTGAGGTTGCCCAGCTTGTCCACCGCTTTGATAAAGTATGTCCCGGTCTGAGCGGGGATCACGACGCTGTTGGCCGGGCGCGAAACCTTCTTTACGATATCGATGGCATTTTGATAGCCAGCGCCAGAAGTCAGCTTTGAATATCTGATCTTGTAGTGCGACAGATCAAGATCAGTTGAGGGCGTCCAAGTCAGGTGCAAGGTATTGCCGACGACGTTGGCGGAGAAGTTCGTCACGTCTTGCGGCGGTGCAGCGAAGATCGTGACATAGAAATTCGAAACTGTGGTCCAATCACCACGGATGCCAAGAGCGTTGATGCCCCTCGCCCTGACATCAAAGGCTCCATCAGAAACGCCGACCACCTCAAACTCATTCGAGGTGGATCGCCCAAGTGACTTCCATGCTGTTTCGCCATATTTGCGATACTGCGCCTCAAACTGGTCAATGTTTTCGGAATTAGAGGTGACCGTGACGAGAAGCGCACCGACAACCTGCTGGTTGACCAGGCGAAGGTCGCCAACGATAGACACGCCAACGCCGCCGACCTCATAATACGCTGGCAGGTTGGAGTTGTTTGCCGCGAGTTCTTCTTCTTCGGCATCCCATGCGAATGCCTCTTGGCTGGTCTCCCGCAGCACCAAGCCAACGCGGACGCCGCCAGCCTCAGAGATCAGCAGCTTCCAAGATTTGACCTCAAACTCTTTATTCGTGAAGCCATACTCGGCAACGGTCAGGTCTATGATGTCGCCGACCTCAAGCGAAAGCGCGGACAGCCCGAACTCTGCCGAGATCGTCATCTGCTCACGGGATCGGAAAAGGGCCTGCTTGGCGATCCGCTGCGCCCTCGCGCCATTCGTCACCATCGGCAGCGGCAGGTCCATGACGTTTTCGATGCCGTTGTCTTCGGTGTTCAGGAAGAAGCTGCTGCTGACGGTTGGGTAATCGGCTTCGATCCAATCCGCGCTTGCGTTGACGAAGCT